TGAGGAAGTAAAACATGCACCCAATATTTCAATGGCTAATAGGTATATTAATAGTTGGAAGTATGCTCACATTATTTGTTATGACCTACGTACCGCCTGGAGGCTAAATAAATAAGATGACGTTCATCCCATTGGGACGGAAGTAGCTATGCTGCGAAGGAACGCACTGAACCTTTAACGAGGAGAAGTGTGATGAATCAATACATATTCAAAATATACTTACGTTTAATAAAAGAACGTAAACGAAAAGAAATAGATAAAATTTTATTCAGAAGAAAAAAAAGTTATCCTTAGTCCCGCAAATTTTACATGTCGGACATAACAAATAGACATGTCAAAAATGCATACCTACCTTATACATAGTTTTATAACAATCAATACATAAGGAGAATTAAACATGATAACCAAGGATTATCTTGGTTACGAAAGTAATCTATTTGAAATCGTAACAGACAAACTGAATAAAATTTGGAAAGGTATTACTGGCATGGTACTATCTTTTGGATATGCAAGGGCAGCAGGCGAACTTTCACGAGCAGGGTTGCATAAAGAGGCAAAAGAACTCATATTGGAACTTAAAAATAAATAAAAAAAAGTACTTGACAAACTTCCTTTTATAGTCTATTATGATAATATAAGATGAATTGAAGAGATAAATATTATTATGGAAATAAACGAATACACTCACACTGCACTAGCCGTTGCATCCTTATACGGCACTTGGTTGCTAGGTAGATACTGGGAATCTAGAAAAATTGTAGAAAAAGCAATTGGTATTACTCTAGATAATCTAGAAAAAGAGGGACTAATACTCACTAAAGAAGATAAAGATGGTGAGAAAGATATTATTCCTATTTCTGAAATTATAGCCAAAGCAACAAGAGATGCAATCACCAAATAAAATAGTTACATTAATTTGTACTCTACTGACCTCTACTGCCCTCGCAACTGAAACACCTTGCGACTATAAAACCAAGACTAAGGTTGTATATGAGGGAAGTATAGAGTCTGTTCGTGCAGTCAAGAAAGATGTACAAAAATACGTAGAAGATACCCGAAAGTGTACGATGAACATAGAAGCTCGTATAAAAGGTAAGTGGTATGGTTCTACAGGAAATTATATCTTTGGCCCTGATATGTCTGAAGTAGACGCTTGTAGTCTAGCAGAGAATCGTGCAAAAACCAAAGTTATGAGGACTATTATACCCGAAACATTAAAAAGTGAAAAAAACTTGAAATGTGACTTGACAAGTCCTAAGAAATCGTGTAAAGTAGTATACATAAATGCCGTAGTAGGTGAATTTGGACAACAACAAGTAAGGATTTTAAGTTGTGATGAAAGAAAGTGATTATAAGAATATGGTAATAGTAAGTTGTTTTGCTGCTTTACTTATCTTTAGTATGACTGGCTGTAAAACAGTCAATGGTCTGAAAGAAGATGTTTACGATGCACGTAAATCAGTTTCAGATTTTGTTTCACCTTCTGAGCCTCCAGTTAAGGAGGAAAAGAAAGTTGATTAAAATTATTATTGGAATGGTAATTGGATTTATGGTGTGTACTTATTACCCATCACTATCGCCAATTGCTAAATATAAGTTTCTTGAGTCAGGTGGCGCAAGAGATTCGTTGGTAGATACATTGAAGGAGATTAAATAATGAACGCCAAACTACTCGCAACCGTATCGGTGGTTGCACTAACCCTTGGCGCTTGCGCTGCAAATCAACCTGTTTCTTTGGTAGATACACCAGAGATTCGTTATCAAACTGCAAAGGTTGAACGTGCTGTTTCTATTGTACCATCTTGGTATAAGAAGATGCCTGAGAAAAAAGGTTCTATCTTTACAGTTGGTTCTGCTACTGCACCAGACTTACAACTCGCAGTTGATATTGCTACGTTGAATGGTAAGGTTGTTCTTGCAGATCGTATCAATGGTAAGTTGAAAGCGATGACTAAATCATGGATGGCTAAGTTTGGTCAGTCTGATGTAGATACCCGTGTTATGAGTGAGATCGAAAAGGTTGCAAAGAATGTTATTGCAAATGTCGATGTTGCTGGTTATAGTCCAGTTCAAGTAGATGTTTCTGCCGCTGGTACACAGTATCGTGCATTTGTTCTTCTAGAGTATTCCGATAAGGAAGCTTCTAAGATCATCTTCAATCGGTTACGTAAGGATAGAATGGTATATTCTCGATTACGTTCCACAGAAGCGTGGAAAGAACTTGATAGAGAAGTCAATTCTTCTGAGAAGAAAGATGAAGCAAAGTCACTACAGAATCTTGAGAAAGTTATCAAGAAAAATCGTTTGGTGACGAATGAAAACCCTTCTACTTAGTAGTACTTTAGTTCTCTCTCTGAGTGGGTGTTTAGGTGGAGGTCTTATGCCCTCTGGTATAAACCCCACTCTAGGGTGTTCTCCAATAACTGGGTGTACATCTAAAGATTACTATATTCCTGGCAAGGGTGTCTGGGCTCCAAAAAACAATGGAATCAATAAAGCAAAGATTGGTGCGATTGCAGGAGCTGGACTTGGTGCAATGGTAGGAGCAGGAAAAAGTCCTGTAGCAGTCGCTGCATATTCTGTTGCTGGAATGGTTGTAGGTCATACAGTAGGTGCTCACTTTGATAAGGTAGATCAAATACACGCAACATTACTGTTAAGACAAACACTAAGTAGTAATGCAGATGGACAGTTATCTAACTGGACAAATGAGAAAAAAGGTTTTAGTGTAACACAAGGCCCTGTTGCAACAAGAGGTAACTGTAGAGAATTTGTGTCGAATGTTGCCGTAGGAAAAGAGTTTCGTAAATTGAGAGGTACTGCTTGTAGAGAAAATAAAGTTTGGGTTATGAAAAATGTTTATTAAATTAACCCTTGACAAATCTTCTTCACTGTAGTATATTAATAATATGACAATGCATCTATTACCAGTTTATTTTAGTACAACCAGTACTCGTAAACGCAAAAAATCAAAGAAATCTAAATCTCTTCTTAAAGCAGAGGTTGAACATGAAAAGTTTCTCAAGAAGATGAGGGGATGTAGCTCATTTGGGAGAGCGCCTGCTTTGCAAGCAGGAGGTAGTCGGTTCGATCCCGTCCATCTCCACCAACCTGATTTGTCACCAATGTCTAATGTTATTCCAGTTGGATTAGCACCAAAGAAAAAAGTGATAGATCACAATTTCACGATTGCACCAGCTTATAATAAGGGTGCATATCAAGTAATCAGTAAAAATAGTATAAAGGATATAGGAAGATGATAATAGGTTTAACAATTATAGGCGGTATTGTAGTAATTAACACCGCAATCGCTCTAGTAAGTTGGGCATTTTAAATGAGAGTTGAAGTTAGAAATAATAATGTTGAAAAGGCATTAAGGATTTTAAAAAAGAAACTCCAACAGGATGGCCTTTTTAACGAATTACGAGAACGCGAATCTCACATGACTAAAGGTGAAAAAGGTAGAAGGTCACGGGCCGCTGCTATCCGTAGGGAAGCAAAATCAATACAGAAACGTATGGAAGAACATGGTTATTAATGGTGCATGACACTAAAACTTCTACACCATTAAAAGAACACCACGAAATAGTATGGTATGTTAAGTGGGTATCATCTATCATTATTGTTCTTGCAATGATTGCTACAACAAATGACTTGTATCCTTGGAATATGTTTCTACAGTTTCTTGGGTGTGCTGGTTGGTTGTGGGTTTCTATTAAGTGGAATGATCGTGCATTGATAGTTGTAAATGCGGTAGCAGTTGCAATATTCATCAATGGTTTTGTAATTTATTTTAAGGGATAAATATTATTATGGCTAGAAAGAGAATCACTTCAATCACAGATAACAGTGAATGGAAAGCTCCTAAAACTAGAAAGAAACGTAAACCCATGTCTGATGAGCAGAAGGCAGCTGCAGTTGAACGTCTTGCAAAGGCAAGAGAGAAGAAAGCATCTGCTGATCCTTCTTATGGTAAAGGTAATATTCATAAGTCTTTATGGGATTTATCTATAGACCATCAGTTACATCCTGATAAGATTAAGAAATGGATGAAGACTCAGAAAGAACTTGCTTCTTCTGAACGTGCAAATGTGAAGAAAGATATTAAAGGTGCAATTGCAAAACTTGCAGACCATGAAGGTTATGTAAGAGAAATGCAGAGTTATCTCAAGCATGGTGATTGGACTTGTATGTTCTATGGTGAGTACCAAGAGAAGAAGATTCGTAGTCGTAATGTTAGACTTGGATACTATTGGTATGGCCCAAACATAGGTAAACCTAAACGAGACATTGGAACATTTTATCCAGACTTAGGTATGGTTTGGGAAGAAGGGATGACAGAGTGAACGAAGAAATACCATCTGCTGATATAATTCGAGGCCCTTGGAGGAGAACAATAAATACTCCTACAGAAGATCAAATTGTAATGGCGGAGCAACTTGCATTTTGTGATGAAATTACTTCTACTTGTTTGATGTCTATCTTATCTATCCTTGTAGAAAATGGAATAGATACTAGTGAAAAATCTTTCATTAAGGATATTACTTTTATGCAAGAAACGATAAAATCGTCAATATTAAAAACAAATGGCGTACATCACCCCCTTCAAGTAGTAATGGATATGACTACTGATCTTCTGATTGATCCAGATAATACTCCATTTTGTGAATTAGATGAACATACTATTGATGATATGATTGCAAGTTATAATGCAGTAATGGAGCCTGATGATGATCTTAGTTGATATGAACCAAATTTCTCTTGCAAGTATTATGATGCATTTGCATATTCAGAAAGAAAAACAGATAGATGAGAATACAGTACGCCATATGATTCTCAATTCATTACGTATGTATCGTTCAAGATTTGTGTCTGAGTTTGGAGAGCTTGTCTTATGTTATGATTCGAGACATTACTGGAGGCGTGATTATTTTCCAGAATATAAACATAGTCGCAGAAAGGGAAGAGAAAAGGATACTAAAGATTGGGATAATATCTTTGGTTGCTTGAATAAGATCAAAGAAGAAATTAAGAATAATATGCCATACAAGTTCTTAGAAGTGTATGGTGCTGAGGCTGATGATATTATTGCAACTCTTTGTGCAGAATCTTCTGATGAGGTTATGATACTTTCTGGTGACAAAGATTTCATTCAATTACAGAAATACCCAAATGTAAAGCAGTACAGTCCTATTACTAAGAAGATGATTAGTGGTTTTAATGCAGATGACTATCTAAAGGAACACGTTTTAAAAGGTGATTCTAGTGATGGAGTACCAAATGTTCTTTCACCAGATAATTCTTTTGTAGATGGTATCCGACAGAAACCCCTAAGTAAGAAGAAGATAGCTGCAATGATAGAGGGCAGTTTTCCAAATGATGAGGTTAAAAGAAACTATCAGAGGAATAAAACATTAATTGATTTAACTTGCTCACCAGAAGAATTACGTACAGAAATATTGGATACATTTAAAGAAGCTCCAGAGAACAGTCGTAATAAAATACTAAACTACTTTATAAAACAAAGATTAAAAACACTTACAGAATCCATAGGAGAATTTTAATAATGGAACTATTAATATCAGAAATCTTAGACAAGGTTTCCAAACTAAAATCAAAGAAAGATAAGGTTAACTTTCTTCAAGAACATAATACCGACTCACTTCGCATGGTACTTAAATCTGCTTTTGATCCTAAAATTAAGTGGTTATTACCAGAGGGCGATGTTCCTTATGCACGTAATGATGCACCAGAAGGTACAGAACATTCTGTTCTTGCATATGAAGCTCGTAAACTTTACCATTTTATGGAAGGTGGTAATGCTGATATTAATCAGAATAAACGTGAAACAATGTTTGTTCAGATGTTAGAAGGTCTGCATGAGAGTGAAGCAGATGTTTTATGTGCAGCCAAAGATAAGGTTCTTCACAAGAAATATAAAGGTCTATCTGTACCAGTTATAAAGGAAGCATTCTCTTGGAATGACGAATTTATGCAACTAGATGGCCCTGATCCAAGGCAAGGTCGTTAAATGGATAAGTGGATTTACCCA